AGGGAAAAATGGCTGTTGCTATCATTGAAGCAAAAGATGAAATTATGAAATCTTCTCTTGCTTCTGTTCAGAGTGAAGGTAAACTTCTTGTATCAGCAACTGAAGAAGTTCCAGCTGCGCAAGATGCTGTTCCAGAAGCAACTGCAAATGATGAAGATACTGTTGATGAAGATGTTGTTAATGCAGCGGTGTCATCAGCAACAGCAAAACACAAACAAATTCACGGTAATGAAATGGTGGTTAAATAATGAGCACTTCAACAAGTCAAAGCGTTGTAAAAGATAATTTAATTGCAGGTGGAAAACCTGTTGTAACTGAAACTTCAATTGTATTAACTGCACCTGGTGCTGATACAACTTATGCAAGAGGTACAGTAATTGCACTTGATAGTGTAACAGGTAAGCTTGTTCCATACTCAGCTGATGGTGAAGATGGTGCTGAAGTTTTCTATGGTGTTCTTGCAGAAGAAACTGTTTTCCTTGCAGCAGAAGGTGATAAATCTGTTGTTGATTACATTGCAGGTCATTTTAATATTGGATCACTTGTATTTACAGGTACTGGTGATGCAGCAACAATTAAAGCAGATGCACGAACTAAAGGTGTATTTCTTGAGCAAACAGCAAACAACGATTCAATAGCACCTGCTTAATTGGTGAAAAGGAAAAAATAAATTATGTCTATTAGTATGTATAAAAGAAGAAACATGTTAGCTGTTCTTGAACAAATTCATGTTCCAGGAAGCTTTCTACTTGACACCTTTGTAAACGGTATGGAAACACACGACACAAGAACAATTGATATTGATGTTGTGCGTAATGGTAAAAAGATGGCCCCTTTTGTTTCACCAGTGCGTGAAGGAAAAGTTATTTCCAAAGAAGGTTTCAAAACATTAACACACACAATTCCATACATCAAAATTAAACGTGAATGGAACCCTGAACAAGCATTAACCAGAAGAGCAGGTTTAACTGTTTATGATGGTCAAACACCACAACAATTCATTTCTTCTGAAATGGGTAAGACCCTTAAAGAATTTGATGATATGATTTTCCGTCGTGAGGAATGGATGGCTGCACAGATGATACAAACAGGTAAAGTTGTTGTATCTGGTGAGGGCCAAGATTGGGAAATTAACACAGGAATGGCAACATCACACCTTCCAGTGTTAACTGGTGTTGATTTGTGGAGTGCATCAACAGCTGATATTCAAGCTGATTTGGTTAATTGGGCACAAAAAGTATATGCTGATTCAGGGCTAAATGCAACTGATGCAATTCTTGGTTCAGAAGCATCTGCTGCAATGTTAAGAAATGAAGGTTTCATTGGTGCTCTTGATCGTCGTAGAATTCGTAGGGGTGAAATTGATATTCAGAAACTACCTAAAGGTGTGAAATACTTTGGTGAAGATCTTGAATCAGGTCTTTCTCTATGGGGTTACAATGAAGGTTATTATGATGAAGATACTTCATCAACAAAAGAATTAATTGATCCAAAGAAAGTTGTTGTTATCGCTAAAGGTTTACGCTTTACACGACACTATGGAATGATTTCTGAAGTTGATATTAATTTTGTTGGACCTCGTTTCCCTAAAACATGGGTTACTGAAGATCCTTCAACACGTTGGTTAATGCTTCAATCATCACCTGCGGTAATCAATCATCAACCAGATGCAGTTGTTTGTGCAACTGTTCTTGCTTAACAGGGGTTACAATGTCTGAAGAAATACAAATGGTTGAAGTACAAGCATTATATTCAATAAAATATAATGGTAAGTACTACGAACCTAAAACAGTATTTCCAATGGATATTGAAACAGCTTCAAAATTAAATGATCAAGAACCTGCAAAGGTTCTTGTTCTTGAAGATGTTGAACTTTCTGAAGGGAATAAAGATAATTCTGAAGTAAAAGAATTATTCATGCAACTTGACAACATGGAAGAATCTTTTGCTGATCAATTGATTGAAAAAGGATTTGATTCATTTGAAAAGTTACAAGAAGCAAAAGAACAAGATCTTCTTAATGTTAAGGGTATTGGCAAAAAACTTGCTGGTAAACTTATTAAAGAAATATCTGAAACTGAACTAGGGTAATAAATGAGCGGTATTTATCTTCAAGGTAAAAACAATATTGGAATAGGAAACATTGACCTTATCAATGATGAATTTGAAGTGTTACTTGTTGACACTTCTATTTATACACCAGATCTTGATCTTGATGAATACCAATCAGATATACCTAATGCTGCTGTAATAGCAGAAAAAACACTTTCTAGTATTGATTTTAGTGGTGCAGTGTTTGATGCAAATGATGTTGTTTTTGCTTCACTAGAATCAACACAAGAAGTTGGTGCAATAGTAATATTAAAAAACAGTGGTGCTTATAATACATCACCACTTGTTTTTATAAATGATAGTTTCACACCAGTGTTACCTGATGGAACTGATTTTACAATAGTTTGGGATAATGGACCAAACAAAATTTTTAAACTATAATGATAAGCTTAAATGTTCCTTCTTATGAAAACATAAGTGAAATACCTACACCATACTTAACAACTATTGGTGTTAGACCATTTATTGATTTCATGGAAGAAGACCTTGAAGATATAATTTTTGACACAGATTGTTTTGCTGAAAATGTTTCTTACATACACACAACAGGGGAAACAGCAATTTACAAATCATTGGTTAACAATGCTTTTAACTCAGCATCTGTTGGAATGGAAATTACATCTTCAAGTAGAGAAATGATAATTAGATTACAAGAATCTAAATTATTAAGAGAACCAAAAAACAATGATACTGTAACTGTAAGAGGTATTAAATATAATGTAACTGATAAACAACCAGATGGTGTTGGAACTGTTACATTACATCTTATAAGGGATTCAAAAAGTGAATAAAAGAAATTTCTTTTTATTAAACATAAAGAAAGCTTTAAAAGAATCAAAACTTGTTACACTAAAGAATGTTCAATGCAACAGACCACACCCAACACTTCTTGAACATGTTCCTGGTGTATTCATTTACAGTGGTGAAGAAGACAACACAAAAAAAACAGGTAGTGGTGAATTTATAATATCAACATATAGAAATATTTTTGATATTAAAATTGATGTGTTAATAAACACAACTGAAGGTGCAGATTTAAAGTTAAATGAATATGCTGGTGAAATTGAAGATGTTTTAAATGAAGATATCTTTTTTGAAAAAATAACTGGAAAAGAACAAGGTGATAATGAAGGTTTAATTCTAAGAAAAACATCACCTTATAATTTTGACGACGGACAAGAAAACCTTTATTCAGCGGTAAGTATTCAAGTTGGTGTAAGATATATTGCAGATGCAATTTCAGATAAAAAATTAAAGTATCTTGAAGGTGTTGATGGTGAAATTATCACTACTGAAAACACAGAAAATACTAAACCAATGCAAATTAAAACAAATAATTAACAACACAAGGAAATAAAATGGCAATATCTAATGATATAATGATCCCATTTATTGGTATTGAATTTGACCCATCAGGTGCTTTTGAAGGACCTTCAACACTCCCTTTTCAAGCTTTGATTATGGGTCACCAACTATCAACATCTTCAGCTGATGAAGAAGTCCCACTTCTTGTTACAAATGCTGATGATGCTGCAAAACAATTTGGTATTGGTTCAAATCTTCACATGCTGTGCAAAAGATGGTTCTCAAGAAACACTTTTACACCAGTGTATTGTATAGTTGTACCAGATCCAGCAGGAACAACATCAAAATATATTCTTGGTGCATCAGGTACTGCATCAGAAAATGGTGAATATATGGTATACCTAGATGGTTACCGTGTATCTGTTCCAGTTCTTGCAGGTGAAGATGAAGACACAGTTTTTGCAAAGTTAGGTGCAAAGATAGATGAAACTACATCTGAACATGGTTTTAGTGTTGAAAGTTCAGAACCGAATAATTTAATCTTAGAAATACAGTACACTGGTGTACTTGGTAATGATCATGATGTGAGAAACACATATTATCAAAAAGATAAGTACCCAGCAGGTACAGGTGTGATTGATGTTCAGTACTTAGTAGGTACAGGTGCAGCAGACGTAACAGGATCAATTGCAGGTATTGTTAATAAATGGTTTAATATTATTGTTTGCCCTTTTAATGATGATACAAATCTTGGTTTACTTGAAACTGAAATGGAAAGACGTTTTGGTCCTGAAGTTCAACAAGATGGTATTGCATACATTGGGTATAATGATACAGCTGCAAACACAATAACTTTTGCAACTAATTCATTAAGAAATTCACAATCAATTACAGTTGTTGATGCCTATAAATACACACAGCATTATATGTATGTTTCAACACTTGTTGCATCAGAAGTTGCAAAATCTGTTTCAGGTGATGTTGGTAGACCATTACACAGAATTACAATAAGTAACCTATTACCACCAATTGAAATTGATAGGCACGAACCTTCAACATTGAACACACTAACAAAAAATGGTGTATGTACATTGAATCCAAATTCATTTGGTGGACCACAAACTTTTGGTATGGTTACAATGTATCTTAAAAATGATGCAGGTATAAGTGATATTGCTTATCAATATCAAACAACAATGTTCATTCTAATGTTCATGCGATATGATGTAGTTGCACAACTTTCAACAAAATATGGAAGGGCTCGACTTGCAGATAATGCAGAAAGAATAAGAGAAGGAATACAAGTTATTACACCAAACATTGCAAAAGCAGAATTAATTGCAATTGCTGAAGATTGGGAAACATTGGGACTTGCAGAAAACATTGATGAATTTAAAGAAACTATTTCTGTTCAGCGTAACACACAGAACTCAAATAGACTTGATTTCTTAATTAAACCAGATCTAGTAAATCAATTTATTGTTGGTGCTGGAATTAACCAATTTAAACTTCAATAAGGAATTGAAAAAATGGCTGATAATACAAACAGAAGAGCTGGAACCATCTTTATCAAAAAAGATGGTAACATTCTTGAACTAGCTGGTGATTGGGATTTTAACCCAGGCGGTAAAAAACGCTCAACAAAGAAAGGTCCTACCCAGCGATTAGGGTATAAAGAAGAAGTTCAAGATTGTTATCTTGAAGGAAACCTTGCAGATAATTCAAACCTTGATATTGTTAAAGATCTTTATGATGTTACAAATTCATCAATAACACTTGAACTTGCGAACGGTAAAACATGGATTTTCAAAAATGCATGGTGGGCTGCTGATGGTAAACAAAACACAGGTGAAGGTGAAATTGAAGCAAGGTTTGAAGCAATTTCAGCAACAGAAGTAAAATAAATTAACAGAACATAAAGTAAGGGAAAAACATTATGTCAAAACAAGCATACACAGGAAAAGAAATAGAATCTTTTATTGAACAAGGTGAAATTTCTTTACCTATCACAGTTAAATTATCATCACCAATTCCTTTTGGTGATGATACATACTCAGAATTAACTTTCAAAAAAGAACCAACAGCAGGTGATCTTGCAGAAATGCCTGTTTCAGGACAAGTATTAGGCGACACATTCAGAATTGTTTCTTCTATGACTGGTGTAGAAACACCTGTTATTAAAAAAATGACTATGAAAGATTTCACTACTTGTCAAAATGTTGTTCAGAATTTTTTGTAAGATTCCCTAGAAGATGGAAATTATCACTAGCAGAATTTGCTTGTGAATTCCATTGGCCCCCATCAGAACTTGATAGACTAACAGCACCAAAAATAAAATTTTGGTCTACTGTTGTTGATGCATTGATTAAAAACAGACAGAAACAAGGTTAACAAATGGCAACACTAAAACCAGTTAAAATTGTTATTGCTGGAATTGATAAATTTTCATCTAAGTTTGAAAAACAATTCAAGACAATAAACAAAGCAGCACAGAAGACAAATGCAATTGGACGTAAAATGTCTATGGGTTTGACTCTTCCTATTGTTGGTGCTGGTATTGCTATAACAAGAACTGCTGTTGGTTTTGAATCATCAATGAACAAGGTTGAAGCATTAACCCAGGCTTCGACAAAACAGATGGGAATGATGAGAGTTCAAGCAAAAAAACTTGGGCTTGAAACAAAGTTTTCAGCAACAGAAGCTGCTGAAGGAATGTCTTTTCTAGGGATGGCAGGTTTTGAAGTAAATGAAATAATGTCTACAATACCAGCTCTTCTTGATCTTGCAGCAGCATCACAAATTGATTTAGGTAGAGCAGCAGATATTACATCTAATATCATGGCTCAATTTAATATGGATGCAACACAAAGTGGTAAAGTTGCAGATATACTTGCAGCAACAACTGCAAGTGCAAATGTTGATATGGAAATGTTATTTGATACGATGAAGATGGTTGGACCTATTGCACACAAGTTCGGTGTATCACTAGAGGATGCAGCAGCTGCAACTGGTTTCTTTGGAAATATGGGTATCCAAGGAACTCTTTCAGGCACAGCGTTTAGAACCATGTTGATTAACCTTGCATCACCAGCAGCAGCAGGTGCAAAAGCACTTGAATCTATTGGTATTAAAGTTGCAGGTAATAACGGTAAGATAAAAGATTTTAAAACACTACTTGGTGAACTTGCAGGTAAGATTTCAAAACTATCTCAAGTAAAACAGATACAAGTTTTAAATGATATATTTGGTAAAAGAGCAATTAGCGCATCAGGTGGTATTTTAGATAATATTGCAAGAGGTGAAAAAGGTTTTCTTCAACTATCAAAATCTTTACAGAATGTTGATGGTTGGGCTGCAAGAATGTCACAGACAATGAATAAAGGTGCAGTTGGTGCAATTGCAAGATTTGTTGCAGGTCTTGAAGGTTTAGCAATAAGAATTGGTGAATCAGGTTTTCTTGATGCATTAACTTCTGTTTTATCAACAGTAACAAAAGTTCTTGGTGTGTTTGCAAAACTACCAAAATCAATAATGAAAACATTAATCATTGTTGCAGGTTTAGTTGCAGCGTTAGGCCCATTGTTAATTATGGCATCTTCAGCGGTCACTTTGTTTACTTCACTAGCTGGTGTTATTGCAACAGCTGGTGGTGTTATGGCTGTTCTATCTTCACCAATAGCAATTGCTGTTGCAGGTATAGCAGCAGTTGTTTTAAACCTTGGTTTATTTATAGCAGCTGCAAGAAATCTTGATACAGTGTTTGGAAAAGTTGTTGCATCAATAGTTGCAGTGATAAACCCATTACTTATTATACCAATGTACATTATATCAAGGTGGGAAAAGTTATCACCTTTCTTTTCAGCGATTGGTGGTAAACTTAAAAGTATCTTTTTTGAAGATTTAAAAAGCACACCACTTGGAACAGGTATTTCATGGATGGTTGATATGTTTTCATTCCTTGTTGATAAGGTACTTGAATTTACAGATTCAATGGTGTTTGGTGCACTTGGTGGAATAATGACAACATTATTTGATACAAGTGAATTACAGTCAATGGGTTTCAACACACTAGGTCAAACTATTACAGATGACCAAGGCGCATCAATGGATAAAATGAGAAGTGGTTTAAGAAATGTTGGTGGTGAAGATAATGTCACAAGAGTTATTTTTGATAATCTACCAGGTTCAGCACAGATTGTAAAAGAAAGTGGTAATCCACAAATTGAACTTGATAAAGGACCACTTTTAACAGGGTATTCTTTCTAATGGTTGAATCAGGTTGGATTAAAAGATATAGACAAGGTTCTTACAGAAGTGCACCTTTCTTCATGGAGTCACACACAGCGACTATTGGAAGGGGAAAAGTTGTACATGAATTCCCTGGTGTTGATGGTGCTGAGATTGAAGATACTGGAAGGTTACCGCAAAGATTTTCATTAAATGTTTTTATTCTTGCTGATGATTATTTTTCAAAAAGAGATACATTAGTTAATGAAATAGAACAACATGAAAAAGGTTTATTGGTTCACCCATATCTAGGTTCAGGTGTTGTTCAAATATTAAGTTGTTCTTTCTCTGAAGTAGTTGATCAGGGTAGAATGGTAAGATTTACTATCTCAGCAATACAAGATTCTGATGATAGATTAACAAAAGAAATTGTTGATACTAAAACAGATATATTTGATAAAAGAGATACAGCACTTGAAAAGATAAATGAATTCTTTAATGAAGTATATACAATAGTTCAGGCCCCAATTGATGTTGCAAATGAACTTGTTGAAACATTAGATGTTGGTGTTGGTGTAATTGATAATGCAAAGAAAATTGTTTCATCACATGCAGATTTTAAAAATGCAGTTGATACAATAAATGCAAGAAAAGACCAATTAATATTTCAAGGTGAAGATCTTGCAAATGAATTTCAAGCATTGATTCTATATGGTGCTGATGCAAGAGATGAAGCGGTTGAAGGGATTAATTTACTAACAGGTTCGAATGTTTCTAAAAGACAGTTTTTTGAAATTAAAAACATTGCAGATAGTTATGATAATGTGGTTGACCTTGAAAATCCTAACTCTATTATAGATAGTATGTATCTATATAATGCAGTTGTTTCAATGTCTGGATTATTAGCAACAATTAATTATGAATCACAAGAAGAAGCAATTGAAATACAATCTATCTTGTTTCCATACTTTGATAGAATAGAACTAGATAACAGTGTTTCAAATGATTTAAAAGAATCATTAAGAGATTTAAGAGAATCAGTTTATTTTGATTCAGATAAAAGAACTGTTGGTTTGGGTGATGTTTACAACTATGAAGTTTTAGACACATCTTTACCATCAGTAACAATATCAAATTCAATATATGGTGATTTAGAAAAAGAACAAAACATAATAGAAAGAAACGATGTAACCAATCCTTTCTTTATCAGTGGAACAGTAACAGCGATTGTAAACAATGAGTAACATACTATCAGTGGTAATTAATAATGAAAGAATTTCTGGTTGGGAACATTTTTCAATTGGAAGATCTTTAGATTCACTATGTGGTTCTTTCTCAATAAAGTTGTTTAACATTACTGGTTCAATCACTGATGAGATACAACCACAAACAAATGTAAAAATATTTGTTGGTGAAAAACAACTTATTAATGCAACAGTTGATACAAGAAGTAAATCAGAAGATAAAAATAAAACAACTTTATCTATTGGTGGTAGAGATGTAACATCAGTGTTGGTTGATTGTTCAGCGATAACTTCAACAAGTTATTTTGAAAACAAAACAGTTACACAGATTATAAATGATATTTGCAGGCCATTTAAAATAAAAGTTATTTGTAATATTTATACAAAGATAAAAACTTTTTCAATTCAAAATGGTGAAACAGCAGCAGACACCATTCAGCGACTTTGTAGAATGATCGGTGTTATAGCTTACACCAGTAATAAAGGTGAACTTATAGTCACTGAAATAACTATTGCATCACTGAAGAAAGCAAAACAAAAAATTGAAAGACCTGGTAATATAAAATCAATATCTGAAGACCTTGATTACTCAGAAAGATTTTCAGCTATATATGTAAAAGGACAAGATTCAGGTGATGGTAAAGCATGGACAAAAGAACAACTGCAACAAGTTGCAAAAGTAACAGATAAGAATGTTTCTTTATATCGTCCAAAAGTTGTTGTTGCTGATTCTAAATCTACACAAAAGGATTTAGAAAGAAGAGCTAATTATGAAGCACAATATAGAGCAGGTAAGTCAAAAAGTTACAATGTTTCTATGTGGGGTTTTAGACAAAATAGAACAGAAGAAGAAAGTGATGATATATGGGATCTTGGACTTGTTACACAGTTATTTCACGATAAATGGGAAGTAAGCGAATCAAGAATAATATCAAATATAAACTATGAATACACAAAACAGAATGGAACAATAACAGCTGTTGGTTTAAGTGATGTTAGAACATACTTATCAAACCCTTCAAACAGTGTTGGAATAAAATGATTAAACAAATCGAATCTAATTTTAAAAAGGTTTTTACCAGGTTAAGATTGATTATTACAAAAGCTATTGTTGATAAGATAAATGATTCAACTGAAGTTCAGCTTCTAGATGTTTCTTCATTAGATTCTGAAGTTTTAAAAACACTAGAAAGAATTCAAGAGTATGGTTTATCAACTGTTCCACCAGCGAAAGCCTCAGCAATAATTGGTTCACAAGGTGGTGATAGGTCAAATTCAGTTGTTTTAAAAACAGGTTACCCACAGGGAAGGCCAAAAGATAAACAAGAAGGTGATGTTACACTTTGGGATATTCACGGAAACACAATAGAGTTAACAAGTGATGGTATAAAAGTAACAGGTGCTGAAGTAAATATTAATAATGGTACAGAAGGTGCTGCAAGAGAAAATGATACTGTTGAAGTAACAATACCTGCATTATCTTTTATTGTTGAAGTGACTGGTGGTGCAGGTGCACCAGCTGTTGGTGTGAAGAACCCAAACCCAGTTGTTGTTGATGGTTTTATTGATTCTTCAAGTGGTTCTGTAAAGATAGGTGATTAAATGAGTTCTTCATTAATAGAAGGTGATTTAAAAATATTCCAATCATTTATTGATTGGATGGATATTGAAACTGAAAGTGGTCTTGCTGTTCTTGATGATGGTTTAGAAAACCCAATATTGATTTCTATCTTAACAAATAGAAGAGCAGACCCAACCGATACACTTCCAGC